CGCTTCGCCGATCTCTTGGCGAGTCTGTGCTATCTCATGCAGTCCAGCGAGAACGAAGCCGAATATGAGGGCGACGGTTCACCAATTCCCGAGGCCTTGCGCGGCTGGCTCAAGAGCGGTTCGGCTATCTTCCGCGACATGGCGAAGGAGGAGGTTGACGAGCTTGTCACATCGCTCGTCAGCAAGGGCGACGGTGATCCATATTGGAAACGCGAGTTCTCCGCCGAGCAGCGCCAAGCCGCTGCGCGATCGGGCGCCGCGATGAGCGACGGCAGCTTTCCGATCGAGAATGCCTCCGATCTCAAGAACGCCATGCGGGCCATCGGCCGCGCCAAAGATCCAGAAAAGGCAAAGGCGCATATCCGCGCTCGGGCCAAGGCCCTCGGCCTGACCTCGGAACTTTCTGATGCATTCAAGGGTGAAGGCATGATTTCGAAGCTGCTCGGCCTGTTCAAGGCCAAGGATGCGCTCGAAAAGAGCGTGCGATCCATCGTCGAAGACGACGCCGCCAAGAACAAAACCGAGCTGATAGGCGAGACGTTCAAGCAATTTTCCGATCACGTCGAGAACGAAATCGACAAAGCCCTGAGCGCGGGCGATGCGCTCGAAACCAGCGAGGACGAGGATCACATGTCCGCTGCTCTCAAGAAGGCGCTGGGGCTCGCCGAAACAGCCACCGAGGCCGATCTGCTGAAGGCCATCGCCGCGAAGGATGAGGCCATTGCCAAGGCCGCGCTCGATGCCGAGATTGCCAAGGCCGGGCTGTCCGACGATGAGCGCAAGCATCATGACGCGCTCGCGTCCGATGACGAGCGCAAGGCTTTTCGGGCGCTCTCCAAGGGCGAGCGGCTCAAGGCCATGACAAAGCGCGATGACGTGCCCGATTATGTGCGCAAGGCCGTCGCAGAGAATGAGGACCTGCGCAAGCGTCTTGCCATCCTTGAGGACGAACGCGAGCTCGCGACATTCCGCAAGCGCGCCACCGATCTCGGCCTTCCTGAAAGCGCGGGCGAGACCCTGATGAAGGCCAAGCGCGGCGATGCTTCTTCGATCGAGAAGCTCATCGAGATGCTCGGAACCGCGAATGCCACGATCGAGGCCTCGAAGGCCTTCGAGGAATTCGGCACCGCGAAGGGCGCGACCGGCGACGCCTACGACCAGATCCAGGCCAAGGCCGACGAGCTTCGGAAGAGCCAGCCATCTCTCACCCGCGAGCAGGCCTTCGCCAAGGTCTACGAAGACCCCGCTAACGCCGCTCTGGTCAAGGAAGAGCGCCGCGCCAATCGCCCGATCGCGGCCTGATCGCGGCTTCCCTGAAACCATATCGAAGGAAAAGCCGCCATGGCGACAGAAGGTCCCTATCTCGCTCATACGCAGTCGACTGCGGGCGTCAATCTCTCTCCGACAGCCGGGCTCGCTGGCCCGAATGGGTCGGGGCAGTTTCTCGCTGTCAAGGAAACCGCTTCCCGCGTGGTCGGTCTCGCGAACTCCGGCGGCGAGGCAATCGCCGGCATTTTGCAGAACGACCCGCTGGCAGGGCAGGCCGCGAATATCGCGTTCGTAGGCGTCTCCAAAGCCGTCGCCGGTGCGGCCGTCACGGCGGGCGCGCTGCTGATGACCGACACTTCGGCTCGCCTGATCACCGCGACTTCCACGAATGTCGCTGTGGCAAAGGCGATCGAATCGGCGGCGGGCGCCAACGCCGTGTTCACCGTGCTGATCATCGGCAACGGCAAGCAGTAAGCCACCGCTTCCGAAACACCTTCGGCCCCGCCTCGAGCGGGGCTTTTCATTTCCAGCGCACGGCCCGCGCCGCGGAATATCGAACGGCCCTTGGGCAAGGCACTCGGCAACGTCGGACGACGCCGCCAATCCCTCTTGATGGAGCCCTCTCATGCCGCAACCCACAGTCGGCGCCGTCCATATTCAGGCGGCGCTTTCGCAGATCGCGACCGCCTACATTCAGTCCGCCGACAAATATGTGGCGGATCGTATTTTCCCCGTCATTCCGGTCGAGCACCAGGCGGACAAGTATTTCGTCTTCTCGAAGGACGACTTCTTCCGTGACGAGGCGACGATCCGCGCCGACACCGACGAATCGGCCGGCGGTGGCTTCAACCTCGGCAACAACAGCTATTCGGCTGCGGTGTGGGCCTATCACATGGACCTCGGCGAGCAGACCCGGCGCAACGCCGACCCCGCCGTGAACATGGACATCGCGACGACGAAATTCTGCATGCAGAAGATGCTGATCCGCAAGGACAGGTTTTTCGTCGCGCAATACCTCAAAACCGGCCTATGGACCGGCCAATCCGATGCGGTCGGGACTGCCGGAGGGACGCCCGGCGGCACAACGCCGGCCTTCTGGAACGATGATGCCAATGGTGATCCGTTCACCGATATCGCCAATGCGCAGACCGCGATCTTGCAGAGCACCGGCTTCGAGGCCAATACTCTCCTGATCACCTATCCGGTGTATCAGGCCCTGCGCAAGCATCCGCTCGTCGTAGACCGGATCAAGTACACCACGCGCGCCGATGCCTCGAAGATCACGCCGGAGCTTCTCGCTGGCGCATTCGATGTCGAGCGCGTCATCGTGTCGAAGGCGGTCTACAACTCGGCGGCTGAAAGCGCGACGGCCGTGCCCGGCACGCCTTCGGGAACGTATGCCTTCATCGCCGGCAAGAACGCGCTGCTTTGCCATGTCGCGCCTGAGCCCGGCATCATGGTGCCTTCGGCCGGCTATGTCTTCGCCTGGTCTGGCTTCACGAACATGAACAACATGGGCGTGCGGGTATCGCAGATTCCGATGCCCTGGCGCGGTCTGGGCACTGTGCGCACCGAGGGCGAGATGGCCTTCGACATGCAGGCCGTCGGCACCGATCTCGGCACGTATTTCTCCGGGATCGTGCAGTGATCATCGCCGATCACGATATCGGCGGCGCGCGGGTGCGCCGCGTCTTCACGCGTGGCAGTCGTCACCTGCGCGGCGGCGACATGCTGAGCGGCGATGAGGTGCGCGCCATCCCGGTCGCCAATCGGCGCGCGCTGATCGATGCCGGCTATATCGAGGTTTGGCCGAAGAGCGGCGAGGCCGCTGGCTCGGCCGGAGAGCGCCACATCGTGCATCGCGGCAAGGGCCAGTTCGACGTGATCGCGGGCGTGAAGCTCAATGCCGAGCCGATGTCCAAGGAAGACGCCGAAGAGCTCGCCACGCGGCCCAATTGATCTCTGCAACTCCTCCAGAATTAAAACCAACGTAGGAGCCTGCCATGTCCACGGGTTTCGTTCAGCGCTTCAAAGGGAAGGTCCAAGCGGCCTCACTATGGCTTGGATCTGGCGGCCTTGTCGATGCCGCGTCGGGTATCTCCGGCAAGCAGGACTATATCCAGAAGCTTTCGCTCCCGGTGACAGCGACGGCCAACACCGACTTTACCATGTCGGTTCCAACCGGCGCGACGCTACTGAGAGCCACGGTCTACACGACGACTGGGTATGGCGCGACAACCGATGCCAAGATCGAAATCGGATCGTCAGCCGGTGACGCGAGTTATGTTGCGCAGACTTCGATCAAGGCGGTTGGAGTGGTCAACTTGACCCTTGTCGCCGCTGCTGCTGCTGCGCTGCTCTCCGCTCCTGCGGGATCACCGAATCTCTTCATCCGCATTGTTCAGACCGGCACGACCTCGGCGACCGGGGCCGCGACACTCGTGCTCGAATATTCGACACCATGATCAGCAAGGCTGCGCTCGCGGCGTTCTTCTGCCTAGCGGCTTCTGTTGCATGGGCGCAATCGGCCGTGACGCCAGGCGGCGACAAGGCGGTATCGATCGCGCCGACGGTCCAGAACGCTGCCTATAGCGCTTCAAATTCTCTCGGCGGATTACAGACGCTATCCGCATTCCGGCTTTCGGCACACAGCGGAATCTTCAACCGGCTGTGGCTAGGATCGAAAGGCGGCTCGACTGTTGCGATGACTGTCTATGTTTTCGACGCCAACCCTACGAACTCAACCTGCACGGACAAGACGGCCTTTTCGCTGGCGAGCGCTGATTTGGCGAAGCTTGCTTTCGCTCCGTTCGTCATCACCCCGGCCGCGCCGCAAGGCGCTACGCAAACGGTTGGCGAGTTCTCGACGGTGGCATCTCTCGCGAATGCCGACAGTCCTCAGACCACGAACATCTATCTCTGCATCGTCGCCAATGCGTCGGTCACGCCGGCCTCAACGTCCGACATCGTTGGCGCGCTTCTGCTCTCACAGAACAATTGATGCGCCTGATCGTTGCCGCCTTCCTCGCGCTGATCGCAGGCGCATCGACGGCGCATGCGCTCATAGGGGCTAAGCGCCCGTTTCTCTCGACCTCGCAGTCAGGCCCTCTACCCCCCAATCAGACGGCATCGGCTATCCTCAAGCAGTGGCTGAAAGCTGATGCGGGATGTCTGAACGGCTCGAGCACGGCCTGTGCCAACGGAGACACGGTTGCAACCTGGAACGACAGCGGTCCGCGCGGCAACAATGCGGTGAAGTGCGCTGCGGGTCCGGCGTTCACCACGAACGCCTGGGGCACGAAGCCGGGCCTAGCGTTCACGGCGGCGTCATCGCAGTGCATGACCTCGACGATGACGGGCACGCCGGGCACGCTGATGGTGGTCTATGCGACCACGACGAGCAACCCGCAGGTCAATAGTTCGACCTATAACGCTGTGGTGAGTGGCGCTCCGCAGACGGGCGGCCCCACGATCACGGCCTACGATATCTACGCCGACAGTGCCGATCTCGTGTCGCCTTTCCATCAGTTCCACACGATGCTGTTCAACGTGGGAACGACGAACAACGCGACTGGCTATAGCTGGACCGTAATGCCCGCGCGACACCGGAACGTTCTGCAAATCCGCGGTTTCACACAAGACGGGACGACGTTGACTGCCTATGATGCAGGAGTCCAGGTCGCGACGACGACGATCCCGAACGGCGCCACGGTCTATTCGGCCGCCAGCGAAGTCATCGGCTCGGGTGACTTCGGCGGTGCGCACGGCTCCTACATGCAGGGCACCATTTTCGAGGTGATCCAGTGGAGCGGCAAGCTCTCGACTTCGGATTACCAGCGCGTCGTCGCCTATGAGCAGCAGAAATACGGCGCGGTCCCGTCCGGCTCCTATGTGATGATGTCAGGCAACACGTCGAACGGCGGAGGCTACAAGGACAACAACCTCTATTTGCTGCAAGGCGACGGAACGAATTTTCCCTATGCCCTGCCCAGCAATTATGTGCCGAGCGTCCTATCCGGGCAGCCCGACGCGATCTCGCTTGCGCCGCAACTGCTTCACGATCAGAGCGGAAATCTTGTCAAGTACAACGGCCGCTACTGGGCAGAGGACAGTCGGTGCCCGTATAACAACGGCATCGTGTGGCCCTGTCACCTCGTCGACATCCTGACCTCCACGGACTTCGTCAACTGGTCGCTGGCGGGCACGATCGACTGCGATCAGGTCCTCGACGGCGTGTCGTCCACGCGCGGGTGCTTCAACGACGGCTTCGCGATCGATGCCGCCGACAACTCGGTGCACGCGCTGTTCAACGCGTCGAACACCGAGAGCACGTTGGCGGCCATCCAGGAGTACCAGACCCCGATTACGCTGAACGCCAACGGGACGTTCTCCGCCTCGACGCCGCAGAAGGTCACGGGGACGGCCCTGCCTGCGGGATCGAGTGGCACGGCGAACAGCGGCTTCTACGCTGAGAGCTTTACTAAGATCGGCTCGACCTACTACATGTTTCTGAACAATGGCATCTCGGGAAGCTTCGTCGCGCATATGCAGTGGACGACAAGCTCCGCGCCGTTCTCGGGCTACAACGGCACGCTGAACAATGTGCTCGTAGGCGGCGTACAGCCGACATTCGCCGAGTGGCCCTACTGGGATCAGACGGGCGGCAACGGCCAGCTGCACTACGACACAGGGAACGTGGCGCCCTATGGCAATGCGACGGCAAGTGACAGCGCGCTCGGTACTAGCGGCGGACTGACGGCGGGAGCGTCGATGACGTTTCCTGGTGCCTTTTTTCCGCAGGCGGCTTCGGTCGCAAAACTGCCCGCAGTGAGCCTCCCATGACGTGGACCTATTCGGTTTCCGATCTCGCGACGAGCCAGAAGGATCAGGTCCGCCTCGCGATCGGCGACACACTCTCGACTGATCCTCAGTTACAGGATGAGGAGATCGCCTTCTACGTGAGCAAGCGCGGCACGATCGAAGGCGCTGCCGCCGAGTGCTGCCGGACGCTCGCGACGCAATACGCGCGCAGCGTGGATACTGCGGCTGGAGACACGAAGGACGCCTTCAGTCAGATGTCCAAGGCATATGCTTTGAAGGCCACAGCATTCGAGCAGCTCGCCGCTCTTGGCGGCTCTGGGACGTCATACGCCGGCGGCATCAGTGTCGCCGATAAGCAGCGCCAGGAGCAGGACAGCGATCGGGTGCCTCCGCAATTCAACATCGGCATGGAGGACGATCGCCTGCCCGTCGATTCCGCCGGCAACGAATTGGCCGATCAGCCGGCGAGCGGAATCGAATGACGCGGCCCTGGGAAGCCGCGCCGGCACGTCCGTGGGAGAAGGCAGGCGTCGCCATCTACCCCCGCACCATCGCCATCACGCGGCCGGCTTCGGCGCAGTCGACGTCAGGTGGCGCGGCAAGCGCTCCCGCGTCTCAAGTCGGCGGCTCGGTGCCGTATATCGGGTTGCGCGAGCCAACGGCTACGGGAGGGACTTCGGAGCCGACGATCGCGACAGGCATTCCGGCATCCATTCAGGCGCTAGGTTCGAGGGTTGTGGCGCCGCTTGATGCGCTGGCATCCTCTGCCGCCGGGCCGATCAGGTGGAAAATCTTCATTCCGGCCTCGGCGCTGGCGAAGGGAATTATACTCGACCGCGATATCATCACTGACGACGAAGGCAACCGCTACGACGTATCTGCCGCGTACTGGAATTCGCTCGGCTATGCGCTCGAAACAGTGAGGCTCGAAGCCTGATGGCCGACATCGCCGATGCCATGGA